TGACCCCGAGCTCGCCTGTGAAGCGGGTCACAGTATTCCGTTCGTCGAATGTGGAGCGGCCCTGTCGCCGCTACTTTGTTCCTGGAATCTCCCCAAGGGGAGTCGATAGCGGAGTTGCCGATGTCCGAATCCTGCCGGCGTAGACTCCCGATGCCGCGCAGGAGAGCGGCCAAGTACCGGCAGGAGCGCGGGACCCAAGATTCGTCGTGCGTTTCGCACTTGGGGTGAAGTGACGATCTGTCACCGGGGCAACTGACCCCGAACCCGACAGCTCACCTCGCAGGGCACCAGAAACGGCCGCAGCGCGCGGCCGAGGAATCGCCAACAGTGGCGGTTCGACTCTGGTGTGCCTCGTGGCTGCGCTGAGCGCTCCGCAACACTCCAGCTGATCGGATCGCCTTCCTAGCCTCGGAAGGACACTCCGGTGCCCCCTATCGCGATCAAGCTGAACGTCCTCGGGTTCATCCTCCTGTTTTCTCTCGTCGTCGGTGTCATCGCCGCACTGCTGCAGCACGCTGACGGCGGCTCTCTCGTGGGGTGCATCGCATACGGCGGATCCGCGACGCTCGCCACGGGCGGCGTACTCCTCGTCGCTGCGAAGTGGCTGATCTTGTAACGCTGAAAGGCCGGCCCCCGCTGAAAGGCGGGGGCCGGCCTTTACCACCGACACTATGCGGCTGACCGCCCCGTGCGAGCTGCAGCTCGCTGCCGCCGCCGGGCGTCGGCCCGCTTCCGACGCTGCGCCGCCGCCCCAATCTCACGCTGCAGGGCGGCGAGCTGCACAGCCGTCGACCACGTACGGCGGCCGCCCTCGACGCCGACCGGTGCCTCGCAGTCTGGGCCCGAGCACGTCACCGCGTCGTTCTCGCCGCCGCCGGCGTGCATCGTGAGCCGGCCGCCGCAGTACGGGCACGGATCATCCATCGGCACCGAGTACCGGTCGACGCTGCCGCCGATCGTCCGCTCGACCCGCCGCGCCGCCTCGGCCGCCACGACTGCGATGTGCGCCCGGTGCAGACCGCGCAGCGGAAGGAAGGGGCCGGGCTGTCCCTCGATTCGGGCGAGCAGCCACTCGGCGGCGCGTACCGCGCTGCGGCCGCCGGTGAACGACCAGCGAGCCGGGCTCGCGGCGTCCGCGGCCGCGAGCAGATCGCGGCGAGCGCGATCGGCGGCCGCGACCTGCGCCTCGCGCAGCGTTGCGTACCCGGCGTGCTTGACCGGTCCCATCGGCGACATGGGGGCGAGCTGCACCGCGGCGGCGACCTCGTCGGCGAGCGTGCACAGCGCATTCTCGACGGCGCGGCATGCGTCGACGACGTGCAGGCGCAGCGGCACCGGACGTTCGCCGAGCTGCAGCGGGTCGCGATCGGCGCGCGGGGTGTGGGCGCCGCCCTCGCCGACGTAGTCGCAGTGCAGGCACTCGTACTGCACACGGCCGTGCTCGTCGTGCTTGGTGATCAGGTGCTGCGCGTGCTCGATCGCGAGGTCGAACTCGCGGCGCGTGCGGTCGACCTCGTGCAGGTACTCGCCCTTGCCCATGGCGGGCGGCCACGTGTCCGAGGTCTGCGAGGTGTCGATCAGGTCGCGCATGTGGGTCCAGTGGTCGACGACGACCCGCAGGTCGTCGGCAGTCGTACGGCGGGCGGTGTGCTGCATGGTGAGCGCTCCTGTGATGCGTGGGGCGTAGGCTGATCACACCGCGAAGGGCAGCGGGGGCGCCCCGGATTGCTTGCCGGCATGGGGCGCCCCGCCGTGGATCAGGGGCGGGCGTTGTCGCTCACGCATTCATTCCTTCCTGGTCCATCGGCGGCGGTCCGACGTACAGCCGGGCTCGTCGGCTGCGTTCGGCGCGTTCCGCCTCGCACCATCGGTCGGGATCCTTGAACCCCCACTGCTTCGCGTCCCATTCGGTCGCCCGGTCGCGGTAGTCGAGCCATTGGTCGAGCAGCATGTCGACGTCGGCCGGGCGCCATCGCGTACCGCAGTCGCGCGGCGAGCGCCTCGAACGCCTTCGGCGAGGCAGGCATGCGCTACCGCCCGGAGCCGGCGCCCGGCATGAGCCACGGAGTGAGCGCCCCGAGCACAGCGTCGATCCGGCCCTCGGTCCGATCGGCTACACACCTGCAGGTCGAGGTGCGCTCGCACTTCGGGCAAGGAACCGGCTTCTTCAACGCGTGTTCGAGGACGCGTCGCAGGACCAGCGAGGCGGCAGCGGGCTCGGCGGCCGCGGCGGGCAGTACCGGCTCGCCGTCCTGGTCGACGAGCACGATCTCGGTCGCGCCGTCGTGCCCGTGGATGAACTCGACCGACGCGCGGCCGCGGTCCCAGAACACGGCCGAGGGATGCTCGCCGCGCCATCGGATGTTGGCCGTGCCGTCTGGCCACAGCACGCCGTCGGCGACGGATCCGTCGCCGCTCACGCCGGTCACGTCGTGGTGACGACGCAGCGTGAAGCGGAGCGGTACGAGTTGCTGATCGGACCGGACGACCCGGCGCCCGGTGAGTTCGAGGGTGGCCTCGTCGAGCAGCGCCCGAGCGGCCTCGTCGTCGACGACGCGCCGGGCGAACGCGAGCAGCGCCTCGACGGCGGTCACCGACTCCTCGGTCTTGCTCATGACTGTGTCTCATCTCTGTTGGCGGTGCAGCGATCTACCAGGACTGACACGACGGCGGCCGCGAGGAACACGACGGCACACGCCGCCGAGACCATGGCGGCGATGCCGAGATATCCGACGGCGGCGGGCTCGGTCACGCGGCGCCGGCCGGTACGCGGTAGCGGAGGTTCACGCCGTATCCGCGGTCGCGGTCGATCTCGGCGACGGCGGCCGTCAGGTCGGCAAGGTGCCGAGCGGCGTCGGGGTCCGGCCCAAGTCGCCTCTGTTCACGGAGAGTTCGGGCGCCCCCGAACGTGCCGTCGGGCACAGTCTCGGCGAGCAACGGTCGTTGCCTCACGGCTGATCTCCCTTGCTGTCGGTGGACTGCGCCGCCTCGTACACGTCACGGCGCGAGGGGTGAAGCCCGGTCATCACGCGGCCGCTGCCCGGCAGACGGCAGGGGCGGCCCGGCGAGGATCCGCACACCGGGCAGTGCACGGCCCGCTCGGGCGGTCCGGCCGGCCGCTCGCGCCGCGGGTACCGGCTCTGTTTCGCCTCGCGGAACTCATCGTTCGCAGGCACGAGTTCGACGGTTCGGTCGCCGCCGAGCCGACTGCCGACGGCGGGCAGCAGCTCGCGCAGCCCGACGGGCTCGGCGGCACCGACGGCGACCGCGGCACGCTGCGCGCGCAGCGCCGTGACATAGCCGTTGCCGTACCGGTCGTCGGGGTCGACGCCGGGGTGATCGGTCGGCTCGAACGTGCCCGTCGACCGGCCGAGCCGGTCGCGCACCTGATCGCGCCAACGACTGGTGATGTCCTTCGGCATGACCGGCCACGCACTCTCGGCGTAGTGGCGGCCGACCGCCTCGCCGGCGAACCGCAGCGGCACGTCGCGCAGCACCGCGGCCCACATGGTGAGCTGCGCGCGCTGCTCTGCCTCGTCGACCTTGACGACGCGATCGTCAACGAGCGCGATCTGCGAGAGGAGTTCGAGGGTCTCGTCGAGCGTCATGCGGAGTGCCCTCCGTTCATCTGCTGCCGCAACCGGTCGAGGCCGGCGCGCTGTTGCTGGCTCCTCGTCATGCCGCCGAACTGCACGACGTTCCCGCCGGGCGCCGGCTGCTGCTCGGTGCGCTCGTTCTCGGCCCACTGCTGCCAGCGGCCGCCCCACGCGGCCGCGCGCACCTGGTCGTCGAGCTGTCGGCGAACGAACTTCCTTGTGACGCTGCCGAGTTGCTGTGCGGTGAGCTGCGGCATGCCCGCGTCGGCGCGGGCGAGCTGCGCCGCCTCGACGTCGCCGTCGCTCGGCTGCCAGTCCGCGGGGATCGGCGCGGCCGCCTCGGGCCGGGGGCGCTGCTCGCGAGCTGGCCGAGCGCCCTCGCCGTCCGCCGGGCGGGTGCTGCGGCCGGGCTTGTTGACCGGCCGTTCCTGCCGGTCTCGGTACTGCCGCTTTTTCTCCGCGGCGCGCTCGCGCTTCGCGAGCACCTCGGCCCGGCTCGGGTTGTACGGGGCGAGGTAGTCGTGCATGTAGTAGTCACCGGGCGCCGGTTGCGCGCACTTCAGGTTCGGGCACGTATGGCCGTGCTCGTGCCACAGACCGACCGCAAGGAGCTTGCTGATCTGTGGCTTCGAGCCGTACATCTTTGCAACGGAGCCGGGCACGATGCCGTCGGTCAGGTGCTGCGCCGCATACGAGCCCGCGCGCAGCCACAACCCGAGCGCCGCGTTCCCGGCTGCGATCAGCTTCGGGTGCGAGTGGGCATTGTCGTCAACGACGAACCAAGGCATCGACTGAACTCCTGTGATCAGAGCGCGAGTTGCTGCTGTCCGGGGTGAACAGCCGGCGACTGCTTGCGTGTTCTTCGGTCCGCGGTCCGCGCGGCGGGCGGCGGTCCGGTGCACTCGTGGTCGACGACGTGCGGGTGCGGGCAGTCCGCGGGGTGGCTGCTCGGCGACACCGTGCGCAGCTTCTGCGGCGTCCATTCCGACCGCTGGTACAGGCACCACGCGAGCCGGTTCGGGGTGGTGCGCTGCAGCGCCTCGCCGAGGGTGAGCCCGTCCGCGTCCGCGGTCACATCGAGTGCCTCGACGATCTGCCGATAGACAGTCCGCCCGCAGCGGCAGCGCGCTCGGCGCGCGCCACCACTGCTCTTGGGTTGCCTACTCATCCGAATGACTCGACTCGGCCGCGCCCCTGCTTGGCGGCGCGCTTGCGTTCCTCGTGTACCTCGAACTCGCCCTCGGTCGGGTGCGCGGCGAGCAGCTCGGCGACGACGCCGTCGAGGTCCGGGGCGCCGGGGCCGATCTCGTCGAGGGTGCCGTTCATCTTGCGCTCGCGGTACATGGCGCGCATGACCTCGCGCAGCAGCCGGATTTGATCGCCCTCGGTGGCGACCTCGGCGAGCTTGATCCTGAGCTTCACCTGCGGGTCTTTGTCCTCGCCGGCGGCGTGACCGGTGTACGTCGTACTCGCGAACTCGACGACGGCGACGACACGAGCGCCGGGCGCCTCGAACAGTCCGCGGCGCAGGATCGAGGGGATCGCTTGCTGCAGCATCCCGGCGGCGCCGTCGAGCTTCACCTCGACCTCGGCGTCTTCGTCCAGCTTGGGCATGGTGGTTCACTTCCTCTTCTTCTTCATCGACCGCTTGAGCGCCTCGTACTGGCGGGCGGCCTCTTGTCTGACCTCGGGGATCGGGCACTCGTCTCGGCGGTGCCGGCCGTAGCGGATGGCGAGCAGCTCGACCTCGGCGTATCCGGTGGCGTCCTCGGCGTGCCCGCAGGGGCACGAGTAGTCGGCCGAGGCGAGGCTCTTCGCTTTGTGGCTGTCGAGGCGGATCCGTATCCCGTATCCGGGGCGCGGGTTGCCGATCGTTGGCCCGATCCCGCTCACGGCTGCTCGCCGCCGAGGGCGTCCACCTCGCCGTCGTTGAGCAGCCCAACCTCGTGCCAGTGGTCTACGAGGTCGCCCTGATCGGGAACCGGCGGGACCGACCGGGACAGTGCCGCCGTGATCTCGTCGGCCGTCCGCCGGCGAGGCTTTGCGGCAGTGCCGGGGATCGTCGGGGCGCCGGGTGCGGCGCTGCTGCGCCTCACGCGGCCGCGCCCATCACGTGCCGTTGCGCGTACGTGTCCGGCCAATCGCCCTTACTCAGAGCCGCGCGCTGCGCCTCGGGCATCGAGAACAAAGGCAGCCCGAGCCAGTCGAACGCAGCCGCGCGCAGCCACCATGCGTCGACCTGGTCGGCGCCCTCGTCGTTCTCGAACGTGGCGCCGTCCGCGAGGAACGCGGCCGCCGTCATGTCCTGCTTCGTGGCGCCGCCGTTGTCGCACGCGAACTTCTTCAGCGTCTTCGTGTTCACGTACGCCCACGGCACGCCGGCGTCGACGAGCAGCGCCTGCACGACGCCGTGCAGGCACGCCATGTTCTTCAGGTTCGTGAGGCTCATGCGCCCCGCATTCATCGGCAGGTCTTCGATCACGGCGAGGTCGGGTCGCTGCTCGGCGACCTCGATCGTCAGCCGGTCACGGATGACCGTCATTCGGCGCGGGCCGTCCTTCTGCCGGGTCCGGATCCGGAACGTTGAGCCGTCGGGCAGGCACACGCCGGTCGAGGTGATCGAGAGGTCGAGCCCGATCACCTGCAGTCCAGCCGGGGCCGCGGTGCGGTCGTCGAGCGGCACCTCGTCGGCCGCGATCAGGCCAGGGATCATGTCGGTCATGCCGCACCGCCCGACAACGGAGTGATCGGCCCGTACAACGTCCGCAGCACGCCGAGCGGCTGCACCTCGCCGTCGTCGGCCCGCAGGATCGGCTCGCCGAGCCTGTCGGTACTGCCGTGCCACTTC